GGGTCGTAGCGTATCTTTGACCTGCGGGCCTCATACCCCGCAATGGTTTAGTGGTCTGGGCCATCTCGCAAGGGGTGGCCCTTTTTTTTGTACCTTTGGGCATGAGAATTTGCATCGTTTACAATGCCCACCCGACGGGGTGTTCTTTTTACCGACTGGAAATGCCCAACGCTTACTTGGGCGACAACTACACCGAGTTCGATTATGTGTGTGTAGATAACATCGCCAATGTGAAAGATGAGGACCTAAAGACGGTTGATGTGTGGCTATTTAATCGTTTGTGGTGTCAAGGTACGCTGGACCAAATTCGGAAGGTCTACGAGGCTCTGACGGCGTTTGGGGCCAAGGTGATATTGGACCTTGACGACTATTGGGTGCTGGAGAGCGGCCATATCATGTACCGACACTATTTGTCCACCAAACTTGACGAGCAGATTCGTGAGCATATCCGTCTTGCTGACCATGTGACCACGACCACCGAACACCTTGCCCAAAAGATTCGCCTGCTCAACAAGGCCGTGACCATTCTGCCAAACGAACCCTACGAAGCCTACCAGCAGTACCTTCCCGACACGACGGCCGAACCCGAACCGCACCTGTTCAAAATCGGGTGGTTCGGAGGTGCGCAGCATCAGGAAGACATTGCCCTCGTTGAGCATTCCTTCGGCCTGCTGGCCCACGACAAATCGCTGGACGGGAGGTATAAGATTTACCTTGGCGGGTGGAACGATGGCAACCCCGTCTATGACGATTACGAGCGGATGCTATCCTGCCGTGGCTTGAACAAGAATTACGGCAGAATCCAAGCGGCTGACATCTACTCCTATGTGGGCGGGTACAACTTCATCAACGCCACCATTGCCCCGCTCCGGGACACAAAGTTTAACCGGCTCAAATCGGAGTTGAAAGTCGTGGAAGCAGGCTGGATGGGCAAGGCTATAATTGCATCGGAAACCATCCCTTATACGGATATACTGGTACACGGCCACAACGGTCTGCTCATCCCCTACGGCAAGAAAGACGCTTGGTATAAGGCGGTCCGCAAGTTCGTGAACGAACCCGACTACGCTCGCTCCCTTGCCGTGCAGTTGAGCAAGGATGTTCGGGAGCGCTTTGACATCAGCAAGACCGCCGAGCGGAGGGCCGAACTGTACCGAAGCATCGGGCGCAAATTGTGAAATTCGGGCGCATCCTACATTTAAGGATAGCGTGATATACCTATCCCCCAACACCACCAACACGATTGTCGTCACTTGGACGCAGCGGGCCTCTACGGGCGACCGTTACATCTTGCGGCTGACCAACATCGCCAAGAATGTCACGACCGACTTCACCCTGCTGAAATCGGCCAACCTTTCCTCCTACACCAACCGCTATGACAAATTTTCGCTTGCCGTGGGGTCGCTTGAAACAGGCTCGTATAAGTATGAGGTTTACGATACCTCTTCCACGGTTAGCGCAGCAACTGCGGTGGTTGAAACGGGCTTGGCGTATGTACAGGTAGTTTCGCTCACATTCAACACCTACGCCAATTCCATCCAGTACACCGTCTTCGGGGCATCCGATGAGCGAGTGTTTGATTCCACCTTTGACCCATCTTTCGCATGAGCGTACAAACAAGAACGCAGTTGCAGACGAGTGCCGCAACTATCACCACCGAAACCGCCGCAGGAGCGAACACCGCCGCCCGTGTGGGTGGACTATTCGACGACCTCGCAGATACCGCCACCTTGGACCGAGAGCGGGGCGTGGCGAACCTGTACCTTGACGAATCCAAGAACTTCACCCCGACCCAAGGGCAAGCCGTCAAGTTAACAACCCCGCTAAAATCGGGGCTGCTGACTACCTACAACTTTACCCGCACAACCACCGCCATCACCTACACAGGGACGACGAGTGCTGCTTTGCGGGTGTCTGCCAGCATGGTATTCTCGCAAGGGAACGGCAACCAAATAATCATCTACATTGCCAAGAACGGAACCATCATTCCGCAGTCCATGACTGACATCACCACGGGCCACAACAACGGCCATGCGGTCACGATTGAAGCCGTTCTGCAAGGTGCAGTCAATGACGAGTTTACCATCTACATCAACGCCGTGAGCGATGGCGGTGCTATCACGATTTCGGCCCTCAACTTCACCGTCCACACGCTATGAGTATAAAACAATCATTCACCCAATGGCTTGGGATTGAGCACAAGGTCCCCGTGATGCTTGAAAACAAAGCGGGCAAGTACATCACCTATGGGGCTTTCAACGAGTACCCCTACTATCTGCTGGACAACTACCGAAGAAGCAGCAAGCACAACGCTATTGTGAACGGGAAGGTGAACTACATCGTGGGCGGTGGCTGGCAACCTGGGGAAAAGATGACCGTGGAGCAGCAGGCCCGCTACGCCAAGTTTTTTGACGGGTTGAGTGAGCATGACGACTTGAACGACATCACCGAGAAGTTGGTCCTGGACCTTGAACTATTCAACGGGTTTGCCGTTGCGGTAACTTGGAACAAGATGGGAACCATTGCGAAAATGGAACACATCCCCTTTGAAAAAATCCGAGTGGACAAGGACGAGCGGATGTTCCAGGTGGCCGATTGGTACGACGACGCAATGATCCAACTCTACCCCAAGATTGGAGATGTAGAGAAAATCCCCGCCTTTGATGCAGACAACCGCATCGGCAAGCAACTGTTCTACTATCGGGTGTATGCCGCAGGCGTGAAGTCCTATCCGCTCCCCGAATACATGGGAGGGTTGGCGTGGATTGAGGCCGATGTGCAGGTAGCGAACTTCCACAACAACAACTTGCGGAACAACTTTTGGGGAGGCTATCTCATAAACTTCAACAACGGCATCCCGACCCCCGAAGAACAAGGCGACATTGAGCGTCAAATCAAGCGCAAGTTTTCGGGGACCGACAATGCGGGTCGCTTTGTGGTGACTTTCAACGACGATGTCAGCAAGGCTCCCACCTTGGAACCGTTGACACCGTCCGACATGGACAAGCAGTTCGAGATTCTGAACAAGGCCATCCAATCGGAAATATTTATCAGCCACCGTGTCGTGAACCCGATGCTATTTGGCGTGAAGACCGAAGGCCAACTGGGAGGCAGGCAAGAACTGGTGGAAGCGTACGAACTATTCAAGGCTACCTATGTCAATGACCGTGTCCGCAAAGTGGAGCGGATGATGAACTACTTGGGTTCGTTCAATGGCGTTGAAGGGATGGAACTTATCCCCGTGGAACCTATCACCGAGCGACTATCCGAGCAAGCCCTGCTGACTATCATGACCCCCGAAGAACTCCGTGAGAAAGCGGGCCTCCCTGCGTTGGAAAAGCAACCCGCCGATGTGGTTGGACCCAATCCCCAACCCGACGAGCAACCGCAAACCCCCGCCATGATGGGGAACGACAACATCAAGAAATTGTCGGGCCGTGAGTATCAAAACCTCATGCGAATCGTCCGCCATTACGCACAGGAAAAAATCACGCTGGAGATGGCCCGCACGATGCTATCCGCTGGATTCGGATTGACCCCCGAAGAAGTGAACACCCTGCTCGGCGTGCAAGAGCAGGCGTTTTCCGAGCCTATGTGGGGCGAAGAAGATACCGAGGACTACGGATGGGGGGACGAGGAATTTAAGGTCTTGGAGGTGGTCGCAAGCAAGTTTGGGAGCAGCGCAGACGACTATGTGGTCATGCACTCCAAGCCCATGCGGTTTGACACCGACTTAGACGACCAAGTGCGTCAAGCCTTCGCTGAACTTGGGGAGGAAGAGAAGGAACTGGATTCAAAGATTGAAGCCTACCGCAAGAAGAATCGGGACGCATCGGTGGAAGAAATGGCCAAGGAGTTCGGGGTCAGCAAAGCGAAGGTCGCCAAGCGGGTCGCTTACTTGATTACGAAAGACCGTTACCCCATCGCAAGAGCGGTGGACCAAATCGCCAAGGAAGGAGCCAAGCCAACGGATGAACCCGTGCTGGAAGTACGCTACAAATATTCTTGGGCCGCAGGTTTCAGCAACAAGGATAAGAAGACCAGTCGTGAGTTCTGCAAGGTGATGCTGGACTTGGCTGACCAAGGCAAGGTCTATACCCGTGACGACATCAACGGCATCTCCAACATCATGGGCTACTCCGTATGGAATCGCCGTGGCGGATGGTATCACACGGCCAGCGGAGTGAACCGCCCCCAATGCCGCCATGTATGGGAGCAGCAGATAGTAATCCGCAAAGGCAATAAAATCACGAAAGCATGAAGGCACTCTTTATCAGCGAACAAACCCTGCTGGACAATAGCGTAATAAACGAGAATGTGTCGTTCACGCAGATACGGCCAACCATCGTGAAGGTGCAGGAGATGCGGATTCAGCCCATCGTTGGGTCGGCCCTGTACTCGGAAATGGTGGGGCAGGTGGTCAGCGGCACGACCACGGCACTCAACACCACCCTGCTGGAGGACTACATCCAACCCGCCATGGTGCAATGGATCTACTACGAACTCCCGATGGTGCTTGCGTTCAAATACATGAACAAGGGAATGGTCCGCAGAACCAGCGAAGAATCCAGCCAAATGTCCATGGACGAAATCACCCGCCTCACCGACAAAGTGAAGAACGATGCGGAGTGGTACTCCGAAAGGATTACCAGGTACTTGATGGAGCAGAAGGCCAACTATCCGCTATTCAACTCCCCGCCATCGGCTCTTGATACTATTTACCCGAACGGCACCAACTACAACACGGGGATGGCATTGGATGCCCGCACCCTGCGCCGTGGTGCTGGACTGGACAGGCCATGGCCATACGGTTACGACCCCTACTGCAACAACTGCTGAAATCAATGGGAGCGCACTCAAAAAATATTCTGAAATTACAGGCTTATGTCATGGATAAAAATCAAGCAAGCACTCCTTGCGCTTGCAAATGCTCACCCGCAAGTAAACTCCTTCGGAACGGGGGACCCGCTTGCAATCGGAACGGACAACACCATCAACCTGCGAACCCCAAGCCGTGAGCGAATCGTCTATCCTTTGGTGTTTGCGGATGTGCAGTCTGCAAGTACTGACGCTGGCACTTTGGACTTGGTGG